TACGGCAGATATCCTTAATATCATCCTGAGCATAGTTACCTCGTACTCGTGAGGCAGCTTGGACACTGAAAGGTGATGCTATGGCAATAAAACAATATGAGAAGATTTTACCTTCCATTGAGTATTATGCTGCTGCTCACCTAATCTTCTAGGAGTATGTATGCGTTACATAACTTCCCAAGAAACAGGTAAATATCCAATCGCAATTCTATCTCAGCAAATTCGCAGAGATGAAATGATTAAAACTTACCTGACTCCAGACCAGCTCAGTATGGAGGATTTTATCTTTATACAGTTGCACTCTGCACCTGGCAAAAAGAAAACTCCTGCTAAGGAAATGAAGGAGTTTATTGAAACAGAACTTCAGCAAGTACTGGATGATGCACAAACTCAGTACATAATCTGCACTGACTCCGATTACTTTAAAGTACTAACCAAACTACCTAAAGCAGAGGCTAACCTAGGTTACATATGTGATTCGGTATGGGGTGACCAAAAGGTAATCTATGTACCTAATTATAGACAGGTATTCTATGACCCTGCTGTAGTGAAGGCTAAGATTAAACAGGGAATGGATGCTTTACTTAATCACATACAAGGTCAGTATGCTGAACCAGGTAAAGGAATAATTGAGTTTGAGGCTTACCCTAAAACTACTGAAGAGATTAAAAACTGGCTAGACCAGTTATTAGAGATGGATAAACCTTTAGCCATAGATATAGAAGCCTTCGATTTGAAGCACTATAACGCAGGCATAGGCACCATTACCTTCTGTTGGAGTAAGACTCAGGGGATTGCATTCAATGTAGATTACGAACCAATAGAGGGGGCTACTCAAGCACCATTTGGTAGACGTAATCGTAATGACATTGTTCGTAATCTGCTCAGGGATTTCTTTATTAAGTACACCCAGAAACAGATGTATCACAACATCAGTTATGATGCTTATGTACTAATCTACCAGTTATTTATGAGTAACCTTTTGGATACAGAAGGGCTTTTAAATGGTATGAGTGTCATGCTGCGTAATTGGGATTGTACTAAGTTAATTACCTACCTAGCTACTAATAGCTGTGCAGGTAATCACCTAAGTCTAAAAGACCAAGCTCAAGAGTATGCTGGTAACTATGCTCAGGATGATATTAAGGATATCTGCCGTATACCTAACGAACAGTTGCTTCGCTATAACCTAATTGATGGTTTATGTACTTGGTACACCTATGAGAAGCACTGGAATACCGTTATCGCTGATGACCAGCTTGGGGTATACAACGATATCTTTAAACCAGCATGTGAAGATATTATTCAGATGCAGCTTACCGGTATGCCCATGAATATGGATACGGTAAATGAAGTTGCTAAGGAAATGGAGAATGATAGAAATCAGGCCCTAAAAACCCTTAGTAACAGCATGTTGATTAAAAACTTCACACTGGAACTTCACGAAGATTGGGCAGTAACAAGAAACAGTAAGCTTAAGGTTAAACGTGTAACTGCTGAAGAGAGTCCTGTAGTTTTTAACCCTAACTCTGATAAACATATACAAAAGTTATTATTCTCGAACTTAGGTTTACCAGTATTAGGGCTTACTAAAAGTAAGCAACCCGAAACTGGTGGGGATACCCTAAAGGCTTTACTCAACCATACTAACAATTGTGAAGTGAAGGAAATACTCGGTGCCATTATCGACTTTAAGCTAGTAGATAAAATTATTACTAGTTTTATACCAGCTTTTCGTAATGCCCAACCGGGGCCGGATGGATGGCACTATCTATTCGGAAACCTTAACTTGGGTGGTACGGTGTCCGGTAGGCTATCTGCTTCAGAACCTAAATTAGATTGGGTTCATTAAACCATGTGAATTCAGGGGAACTCCTATAAGGACAATCCTGAGCCAAGTCAACCATATCTGCCTTAGGAGGCACATGATGGATATTAAGAATCTGTATGACAATACAGACCTTTCCCAAGCAGAAATTGCTAAACGTTTGGGCATTAGCTACAAGAAAGTGTCTAAATACGTTATGGAAAATTACAGCAAAGATTATCGTACAAACCGTAATGCTAAATCTTACAGACGTTCTAAATTGGGTGGCAATAACCCAATGACCGGTAAGTTTGGAGATAAGCATCCCGGTTACGTAGGGGAAGTATCAGACAGTAAAGGTTACCTCATGGTTCTAAAACCAGAATGGTATACCGGGCGTAAACGGAGTAAGCATGTATTCTCTCATCACGTAGTTGTGTGTGAAGGTCTACAAATTACAGAAGTGCCTAAAGGCTGGTGCGTTCATCACTGTGATTTCAATCCATATAACAATGACTTTGGAAACTTAGTATTGATGTCTTTAACCGACCACGTTCGGTTACATGCATCATTGAAAGGTGCAACGACTATCTCGAAAGAGAGTACACTCAAGTGGGTGGAAGCGCATGGTACGCCTTGGTATTTGGCGTAATGATATAGTCTGCTCTATACGGTAACGTATAGCTGGATTTAATTCCGGGCAGGAATTAACGAACCCTGCTGAACACAATGAATCTGCAAACCATTCCATCCGGTAGTAAGTATGCTAAGAAGATTAAACGATGCTTCCAAGCACCCCCTGGATGGATATTCTGTGGCCTTGATTTTGCATCACTTGAAGACAGAATATCTGCACTAACCACCAAAGACCCTCAGAAACTTAAGGTATACATGGGACTGATAGTGTATTGCGTTACCATCGACGGGGTTGACCATCATATCCGAGACGATGATACCATTGTCTATGATGGTAAAACATTTACCGGAGAGGAATTTTATAATGCCTACACCAATAGCCTACTTTGAGAACCGTTACCTGATTTCAGAAGATGGTTCCATCACTAACCTAGCTAGCAATTCTCCACTCAAACCTACAGTAAATCCTAATGGATACCTTAAGGTAGGCTTGGCAAATGGGGATGGGTCACACCAACAGGAACTGGTTCATATTCTGGTAGCTAAACACTTTATTCCCAACCCCTACGGGTACAAGTATGTAAATCACTTGGATGGTAATAAACAGAATCCTCACAAGGATAATCTGGAATGGTGTACAGCAACTCAGAATTCAGAGCATGCCCTAAGTACTGGATTGCGACCAGGATATATGTCTGCCGACGACAAAGAGAAATATCTATTTGAAGTACTGGGTGGAAAACAAGTAGGGGAACTGGCTCAGGAAACGGGCAGACGTGCGGAGACACTACATAAAATGCTCAGAACCACTGCTGACAGACTTGGTGTCCGTTATAAGTGGGATGAGGTTATGAGGGGGAATCGCAGAGATGTCGCAATACGACAACTTGCCAAAATCAACCCATGATTTCACTGGCAAAAAAATAGAATCTGTAAAAAAGATAGGTAGTTCAACTGGCTACGACGGACACAGTCTTCGTGCTTTTGCTTACTTCGGTGAGCAGATGCCAGACATAGTAGACACAGTTGAGTCCATTAACTCCATTCAAGAGAAGCACAAACACTTGCGTGGTGACTCTAAAGCCCCAACATTCTTGCTTACCTATGGTGGCACGTATATGGGCTTAATGAAAAACTGTGGATTTACCGAAGAGAAGGCCAAGCTAACCGAGCACCGTTATCACGAACTCTACGTGGTAAGTGATGCTTGGGTACAAGCCAAACTAGACGAGGCTGCTAAAACCGGCTACGTAACTGCTGCATTTGGGTTGAGAGTGCGTACTCCTTTACTGGCTCAAGTATTACGTGGGACATGTAAGACCCCATACGAAGCAGAAGCTGAGGGTAGAACGGCTGGTAATGCTTTAGGGCAAAGCTGGTGTCTACTGAATAACCGTGCTGGTTCAGAATTTATGCGTAAAGTCAGAACCAGTGAATACAGGTTGGATATTAGACCTAGTATTCATATTCATGATGCACAGTATTTCATGATACGTGACAACATGGACACATTGCAGTTTACCAATAAGCATTTGGTAGAAGCAGTTAACTGGCAGAACCACCCCGATATAATGCATCCAGATGTTGGTCTGGGTGGGGATTTATCTTTGTTCTACCCAACATGGGCTAACGAGATTGTTATACCAAATCACGCTAAACCTGATGATGTACTATTGACAATTAAAAAGGCATTCACATGACCAAGAAAGATAAAGTAGCAATGCACCACTGGATGGTGTCAGCTCAAGTAGTATTTACTAATAAAGATGCATCCGATGGTGGAGCAGTTCCAGTTAATGCTGTTCTACTCACCAAAGAGCAGGTAGTAAATGCTGCTAGCTTAGCCCAAGCACAACGTTCCATTACAGCTAATTTACAGGAACGTATGCAAGACCCAAATATGGGTATTGTAGATATTGTGTTCCTTGGTTTTAGCTATCTTGGGTTAATGACCCAAGAGGAATTCAATCCAGGCAATCAGGTAAAACCGGGGATTTAATATGTCTAACCTGTCTGGTGGATTAAACAGCTATTATGTTGTTCAGATTAATAACCCCCAACGTAAAGAGCAGGCTCCCTATCAGGCAGAGTGTGAGGATATTATCCAAGCACTAGGCATGACCTTCGATGAAGGTTGTGCCTTCAAAGCCTTATGGAGAAATTCTGCTAAACGACAAGGTAATGGTAAACCCGGTAACACCCACCTATACGATGCCGAAAAATTATGCCATTACAGTAAAAGAATCTTATCTAAAGAAAGGGTAGATGCAGAAACTGCTGGGATTATAAGAGGTAATATGCATGAAAGTAACTAACGAACATGACGTATCCCTAGCATTGGCTGTATGGCTTTTGTATGACGAGTATGACTATGTGGATAACCCGAAATACATTTCGGCTACCACATTGCTTAAACCGTTAAAACAAATTGTCATGAAACATCGTGTAAACTTCTCAGAACAAAGTATTGATGTGATGGACTTCACAGCAACATCTATGGGTTCTGGTCTGCATGATTCCATCGAAAAAGCTTGGCATAACGGTCATAAAGCTGCATTGAAGAAACTGGGGTACCCTCAGAGAGTAATTGACGCAGTGAAGATTAACCCTACCAAAGAAGACTTCATTGCTAACCCTGACCTAATCCCTGTTTATATTGAACAGCGTGGCACTCGTGTTATCAATGGCTGGACTGTTGGGGGTAAGTTCGACATCGTGACAGAAGGTCTTTTACAGGACTTTAAGTCAACCTCAACCTATTCTTGGGTTGCTGGT